AGAATACTTTTTTAGTATAGCATATTTTTAAGCAAATGTCAACCCTTTTGTAGTGTTAATTGCTAGTTTTGTAGGGTTTTTGTAAGACTTTGATTTACTTGAGGAATTTAAGGAATACTAGAGGGTCCATTTATTCCTAATTTTACCCTATTTTGTATGTGTGCTCATACTACAATAATACTAACACAGCTAGCCCTCCCCCGGCCCCCTCAAGCATACCCCGGTCCATTTGTCAACCCTTGACATTCACCCTTAAGTATGCTAAAGGACTCTTGGGTTTACCACAGAATAACCTGAGTGTCAAGCTTGACAGGTAAACTAAATTATGCTAGAGGGTCCCTTTGGCCTACCATAGAATTCTTTGGTTGTCAAGTGTTGACATACACGCTAAAGTATGCTAAAGGGCCGGGCTGATGCCCTTGGGTTTACCATAGAAAAACTTGAGGGTCAAGAGTTGACAAGAGTGTGGACCTGCGGCAGCCCCTAAAGTCTCCACCAGAAAACACATTCATTGTCAAGTTATATATTTATATTTATTTATTTGACAAAGTTCTCACATGGGTTATAATGGTATCACTTTAAACAAACTGAGGAACTAACCAATGATAACCAAACAACAAAAAGACCTGATAAACAAAGCAGCTATATATCTGTGCAGAGAGTTAGATAACATAAGCTGGAACGCATACGCTACAAAGCTCATTGATGATTGCACCAAGTCAGAAAGAGAACACAGAAAAACATGGAGCAACGGTAGACAATTCACCAGAGAATACCCGAAAGGCTTTAGCGTTCCTTTAGCTGGTAAATACCAAGCCATAAAATACATGGCTGAATTCTTGGACGGCTCACCTAGGCCAAAGGTAAAAGATTTACTACATCTCAAGAAAGAATATGTTTATGCTGCTTCAGTGTTTGAAAACTACACAGAAGAAGTTAAAAACGCTATCGGTGGCCTTGTGTCTGAGATTTTAGAATTGGACTATGTAAAACTTGTGGAGGTGGCGTAATGAATAAACTAATAGACTCTTTAACAAGAGAAGAACTACGACAAATTGCGGAAGCTTCGGAATATCATATTACTGAGGATATGCAGAAGCTCTTAGGGATTTTAGCATTTAATGGGGATGGCGATGCTACTCAATGGGAACTTGAGAGATTTGATATTTTATTGGATGAAATGGAGTGTGTTGAAGAATGGACAAATTAACACTGGCCCTTTGGTTAACACTTGTTGCCAATGTGTTAAACTATGTTCTCTAACTAACTGAGGTGATACTATGAGAAAAGATTATAGACCGGATAGAATACCCACTGAGGAACCTGAGATAAAACCAAGGGACTACTTTCTAGTGGTCCTCGTGTTTTCTTTAGCTCTTCTTGCTGAACCAATAATCGAGGGGTTGTTTTGATGGTTAAATTTGATGTATGGGCAATTATGGAGGATTGTTTTAAACCTATGGATACAGAATTAGAAAAATACACGGAGCTTTATTGTCAGGAGTGCGAGGGATTCTCTGAGCATTGGCACGAATCAGTAGCAGACAAGTCCGACAGAGACTTACCACCGATTCACAAAGGTTACTATTGCAAGGAATGTGACGCATTCAACGAAGAGCAAGCAGATAGATGCATTTGGGATTATGCGGAGGAATATATCTAATGGATGATTTAGAGGGAGAAGACCCCATAAGGCAAGTTATGATGGATCAGATACTTGAGTACGAGTTAAACAGCCTGAGGCTCTCTGAGGCGTTAACCATGCTCACTGAGTCTATGTCCAAGGCACTAAGTAAAAAGAGCTTAGAAGAGCTCACAGAGCTTTATAGGGGCATATTTAACACCAACCCGGAGATGCACTAAGAAGGGGTACAAAATGAGATGTAAAGCTTGCAACGTGTTGCTAACTAATGAATCAGATTTGAAGAGGAAAGAGAAAGCGACAAGAGAATTTATCGATTTATGCTCCATATGCTACCAGATAAGCAACGTGGCTCGATATAACGAAGACGATGAGCTTTTAGACTACACGGACCCAAACACTGTGTCCTTTAGTTGAGGGTTTGAGCTATGAAGATAGAAAACAAGCTAGAGAAGTGTTCTGAGTGCTCTAGGGTAGCCAAAAGAGTCAGCATGGCTCTTATAAATGGAAAGTTAGTGTGTGTCCGGTGTGTAATAGATAAAAAAATGATAAAAGCAGCTTGATTTTTAGAAAAGCAATATCTTTTTAACATTTATTTCACTTTAGAGGATTATAATATAACCATAAAGCGATTAAAGCTTTGTTTGTTTAATTACTTAATGAGGTTATAACTTATGGCTATTGCTTATATGCAGGTTGCATTTTCCAATTTGGAAAACACTGAGTCCTACATGGGACAAGATACAGGACGATATAGCATCGTGGGAACCCTAGACGATGAGAATGCAGAGGCATTATCTTCTCAGGGTGTTAAGCTGAAAGACTACGAAGGATCAGCACAACGAAAGTTTGCTAGCAAGTTCAAGGTGAGGGTGATTGATGCAGAGGGCAACCCTTTCATTGGTGAGATACCTAGAGGGTCTAAGATAAAGCTTAGTTATAAGACAGGAGATGCTCACCCGGTGCATGGCACACCAACTTACCTCAACGCCATTAGAGTCTTGGAGTTAGCTGAAGATACGGCATTTGATGACGAGCTATAAGAAAGCTAACTTCCTGAAGCATGAACCGTGTCCTCAGTGCGGTTCTAGCGATGCGTTGGCCCGTTATGATGACGGGTCAGCGTACTGCTTCAGTGCAGAGTGTAAACACTTCGAGAAATCAAATGGAGAAGTTGTGGAACTAGCAACAGTATCAAAAAGACCGCTAGAGATGTTTGGTGTCTCTGCTGACATTCCCGATAGACGCATATCAAAACAAACTTGTGATAAGTTTGGAGTAACTGTGGAGTTTGGAACAAATGGTGAGGTAGTAAAGCATTATTACCCTTACTACGCTACGGACTCCGATAGCCTCTTAGGGTCTAAAGTCAGAAGAGTGCAAAACAAAAACTTTGTGGTTACTGGATCTTTACAAGGTGCTGGGCTGTTTGGACAAAACACTTGTAGAGGTAGAGGTAAGTTCATAACACTTTGTGAGGGTGAGCTTGACGCTCTGTCTATCAGTGAGATGTTTGACAGGAAATGGGACGTAGTTAGTTTAAGAAACGGTGCTAGTGCTGCCGTAAAGGAGGTGAAAGAGCAGTTAGAATTTTTAGAGGGTTATGAAAACATCGTGTTATGTTTTGATAACGACAAGGCTGGAGAAGCTGCTGTAGATGCCGTAAAGGATGTCTTTAGCCCCAACAAAGTGCGTATATGTAGATTGCCTCTAAAGGACGCTAACGATATGTTAGTAGCCAATAGACAGAGAGAATTTCAAAACACTTGGTGGGACTCTAAGATATATCAACCTGACGGCATAATAGCTGGTTCTGAGACTTGGGACGCTATTATCAACAAGATGACAGTTAAATCCATACCTTACCCTTGGAATGGCTTGACGGAGCTTACAAAAGGTTTCAGGCCTTATGAGCTAGTAACCATAACAAGCGGCTCCGGAATGGGTAAAAGTCAGATTGTTAGAGAGCTAGAGTACTACTTACTCAATGCTACGGAGGACAACATAGGAATCCTAGCACTTGAGGAAGACATAGCTAGAACTGCGCTAGGAGTTATGTCCATAGCTGCTGATTGTCCTTTGCACTTAGAGGAGGATCTTGACCCAGAGGTTGCCTTTCCGTATTGGGAGCAAACTTTAGGCACAGGTCGTTACTTTATGTTTGATCATTGGGGAAGCACCAGTGAGGACAAGCTCCTAGCAAGAGTACGTCACATGGCTAAAGCGTTGGACTGCAAGTGGATCATACTGGACCACTTAAGTATCGTTGTGTCTGCACAGGAAAACAACGATGAGCGTAAAGCCATAGACGCTATAATGACTAACCTGAGAACCTTGGTTCAAGAGTTAGGCATAGGTTTATTCCTCGTGTCTCACTTGAGACGCACACAGGGTAAACCACACGAGGACGGAGGTAAGATAAGCTTAAGTGAGCTACGAGGCTCACAGGCTATTGCACAGCTGTCTGACATGGTAATAGGTTTGGAACGTAATCAGCAGGACGAAGACGAAGACAGACGTAACACTACTACAGTGCGTGTGCTAAAGAATCGTTATGCAGGACTTACAGGGCCAGCTTGTTACCTTAAGTATGATAAGTTTACTTCCAGAATGTCTGAAGTTGCTCCACCAAAGGACTTAGACAATGATTTCTGATAGGCTACCTATCTTTCTTGATATAGAAACAAATGGTCTCAATCCTGACATCATTTGGATAGCCGTGACGAAACAAGGTGAACAGATACTAAAACACTACGATGCAGAGACTCTTAGAGAAGCTCTTGATAACGATGCTCCCGTTGTTGGTCATAACATGATTGGCTTCGATGCTCCAGTTATCAAAAAAGTATGGGGCATAGACATAGACAAAAGTAGGCTTATAGATACTTTAGTTTTGTCAAGGCTTGAGAACCCTCAGAGAGACAGAGGCCACAACCTCGCTAACTGGGGCAGTATCTTAGGTTTCCCTAAAGGAGATCATAACGATTGGTCAAGGCTTTCTCCAGAGATGGAAGAGTATTGTGTACGTGACGTAGAGGTAACTGAACAAGCCTTTCATTATTTAATGACTGAGCTGGAAGACTTTAGTGAAGAGTCAATAAAACTAGAGCATGAAGTTCAACATATAATAAACCAGCAAATAAAGTACGGCTGGATGTTGGACATAAAGAAAACTCATAACTTGTTGGCTTTGTTAAAGGAAAGGAAGTACGACTTAGAGGAAACCTTACGTAAAAGGTTTTTACCTTTACCAACTTTTGTTGAAGAAGTGGAACCAAAGCGTAAGAAGGATGGGTCTTTGTCTAAAGTTGGACTTAAACCCTTTGGTGAGCATTGGACTGACGTTGCAGGAACTTTTAGCAGGATTGAATATTCTTGCTTTAACCCCGGTTCCAGACAGCAGATAGGTCAACGCTTGAAGATGTGCGGATGGAAACCTAGAAAGTTTACTGATACGGGTCAGCCGATGGTGGATGAGTCTGTGTTGTCACAGATAGAAAATATACCGGAAGCTAAACTAATATCTGAATACTTGCTAGTCCAAAAGCGCATGGCACAGGTGTACAGCTGGATAGACGCAGTGGATGAGGAAGACGGTAGGGTTCATGGATACGTGAATAGCAACGGTGCCGTGACATCTAGAATGACCCATTCTAAGCCAAATCTTGCTCAAGTCCCTGCCTCTTACTCCCCTTATGGACAAGAGTGTAGAGAATGTTGGGCTGTACCCTACGGTAAATCATTAGTTGGTTTTGATGCCAGTGGACTTGAGTTACGTATGTTAGCTCATTACATGGGTGATAAGGAGTACACGAATGAAATACTCAATGGAGACATTCACACCGCTAACCAAAAGCTTGCAGGGCTTGAACGAAGAGATCAGGCTAAAACTTTCATCTATGCCCTCCTCTATGGGGCAGGAGATGGAAAGCTTGGGACAGTGGTTGGAGGAGATGCAAAAGATGGTGCAGAGCTTAGACAACGATTTATGTCTAATCTCCCAGCATTTGCAAATCTTAGACTCAGAGTATCGTCAAAAGCTCGAAGAGGCCAACTAACTGGTTTAGACGGGCGTATCCTTCATGTCCGAAGTGAACACTCAGCTTTGAACACGTTACTGCAAGGAGCAGGGGCAATAGTTATGAAGAAGGCGTTAGTTATTTTAGATGACTATGCACAACGCTGGAAGCTTGACTACCACTTTGTAGGTAACATTCATGATGAAGTTCAAACTGAAGTGAGGCAGGGTCAGGAGGATAAGTTCGGAAGGCTGGCAGTTTCTTGTTTGGAAGCTGCTGGCCTTCACTTCAAACTTAGATGTCCGTTAACAGGAGAGTACAGTTATGGGAAAAGCTGGGCTGAAACTCATTAGTGATACAAGTCGAAAGGGAGACTTTGCTGAGTACTACGCAGTCACTTGGCTGTGGGATAACGGATATGAAGTGTTTAGAAACTCAGGCAGCACAGGGATGATAGATTTAATAGCTATCAAAGATGGAGAAATAACACTTATAGACGTTAAAACGGACAAAGTTACTAACACTTATTACAAATCATACTCTAGTCAAAGAACTGAAGAACAAAAAAAAGCAGGGGTAGTGGTTTTGTCTTTTGATCCTAAAACTAGAAAATGTAGGTTTGTAAATCATCGTAAAGGCTCTGATAATGAAAACAGTTGATACCTTAGTTAAAGACATATACGCCTTAGTCAAAACTAAACGAGTAGACAAGGCAGTAGACGCTGAAGCTGAAATAGAGAAGTTCGGTGAAGCAGTCAAAGACTTAATGAGAAAAGAGTTTACTAATCGTGGCCCCTTTGATGCACGTAAGTTACGTATGTCAAACATAGGTAAAGACGATAGATACCTTTGGAACCATTACAACAACGTAGGTCCGAAAGAACCTATGCAACCTGCTACCTTAGTTAAGTTCCTGTACGGACACTTGATTGAAGAGTTGCTTTTGTTTCTCACTAGGCTTTCAGGACATTCCGTAACGGATGAACAGAAAGAATGTGAAGTAGACGGTATCAAGGGACACATGGACTGTAAGATAGATGGAGTAGTAACTGACGTAAAGTCTGCTAGTAGTTATGGATTTAAGAAGTTTAAAGACGCAACGCTGGCTTTTGATGATCCTTTTGGTTATATAGATCAAATCAAAGGCTATGCACATTCCGAAGGTGACACTAAGTTTGGTTGGCTAGCTATGGACAAACAGAATGGTCACTTAACTTACTTACAGTATGATTTAGAGGACACACAAGCTCCTGTACACAAAGTTTTGGAAGAAGACATAGTAGCTAGGGTTAAGCACATAAAAGAGGTTGTGAAGGCTAAGGAGCCTCCTGAGCACTGCCATGAGACTGTGCCTGACGGTAAAAGCGGTAACATGAAGCTAGCCGTAGGTTGTTCTTACTGCCACTTTAAGTTTTCCTGTTATCCTAACTTAAGAATCTTTGCTTACTCTACTGGCCCTAAGTTTTTGACAGAGGTGAAAAATGAACCGAAAGTTCCTGAAATCCAAGGGCTATAAGAATAAGTACAGGTCAGGACTTGAGGCTACTTTTGCTAAAATACTGCCTAAGAGACAGTTTTCCTACGAGCCTTACAACGTCCCTTACGTAATGCACCGAAACTATAAACCAGACTTTGTGCATAAAAAAACTGGTATTATGATTGAATGTAAAGGTTTCTTCAGAGCCGGGGATACTATGAAGTACAAGTCAATCAGAGACAGTAGTGACAAAGAGTTAGTATTTCTTTTGTCAGACCCTAACAAGAAAATACGTAAGGGTGCGAAGATGACTATGGGTCAATGGTGTGACAAGGAAAACTTTAAATTTTTTACAATAGCTGAAACTAAGGAACTGGTGAATTATGTGTCAGCCTAGACTAACAATGGAAGAGATTAAGGAACGTCTGTTACAAAGATACGATCCTGATGACCTAGTGGAGTCTTTAGATTTGTCAAGTGAAGAAATACTTGATAGGTTTGAAGATAAGTTAATTAACAAGCTTGAGTACTTCGAGCAAGAACTGGAGGACGAAACGTACAATGAAGAGTATTGATGAAGCTAGCCCACAGCAATGGGACGCAGTAACTAGGCCAGCACATTATAATCAAGGTGGAATGGAAGCTATCGACTACATTGAACAGCAATTAGATGAAGATTTTTCTTTCTATTGCGAAGGATCTGTGTTAAAATATATGCACAGGTTCAAGTACAAACACAAGCCTTTGGAGGACTTACGCAAAGCTAGGTACTATCTCGAAAAGCTTATTGAATGTGAACTGGAAAAAGAAGTTCAAAGGGGAGGATAATATCTAGTGTTAAGCGAAACTAAAACTGGAGTTCAGGATTATTTAGGTATCAGCATAGACTATGCAAAAGAAGATAACTTAAATGATTTCTCCTTGAGTACTCTCAAAGACAGATACTTCTGGAAGGAAGAAACACACGCTCAAGAAGCTTTTGCTAGAGCTTCCGTTTACGGAGCTACTTACCAAGGTGTAGTTGACTACAAGCTAGCTCAGAGGCTTTATGACTACTCCAGTAATCTCTGGTTTATGTTCAGCACTCCAATATTGAGTAATGGAGGTACTACTCGTGGATTACCTATTTCTTGCTTTCTTAATTTTGTTCCTGATTCCAGAGTTGGCTTATCTTCTCACTATGATGAAAATATCTGGCTTACTTCGTCCGGGGGAGGATTGGGTGGTTATTGGGGCAGTGTTAGGAGTAACGGTGTGGCTACTTCTAACGGCTCTCAGTCAACTGGTAGCATACCTTTCATGCACGTTGTCGATAGCCAGATGCTAGCATTCAATCAGGGTGTAACCAGAAGGGGAGCTTACGCTGCCTACATGGACATTACGCATCCTGAAGTGGAAGAGTTCATAGCAATGCGTAAGACTACTGGTGGAGACTTGAACCGTAAGTGTCTTAACTTACACAACGGCATAAACATCACTGATGCTTTTTTGGAAGCTGTAAAGAAGGATGAGGATTGGAGACTAATAGATCCTAAGACTAATGCAGCAGTCAAAGTTGTACCTGCTAGGGATCTATGGTGGCAACTAATACACACCAGAGCAGAAACAGGAGAACCTTATATAGTAAATATAGACAGGTGTAACGAAGCTATGCCTGATGCACAGAAAAACATGGGGTTGAAAGTACACCAGAGTAACCTGTGCTCAGAGATTACCTTAGCTACTGATGAAGAGAGAACTGCCGTTTGTTGTTTGTCAAGCGTTAACTTAGAGTACTTTGATGAATGGAAGGATGTGCCAACTTTTATACCTGACTTAATCAGGATGTTGGATAACATAATACAGCACTTTGTTGACAACGCTGTAGACACTTTACCTGAACCTCATTTTTTAATGCCTAACAACATAAAGGAGTTTATGAAATATGTCAAAAAAGAACAAAAAGGCTTCGCTAAAGCCGCTTATTCAGCATTTAGAGAACGTGCGCTTGGCCTTGGTGCGATGGGTTTTCACAGCTACTTACAACGTAACGGAATACCTTTCGAGGGCCTTTACGCTGCAAGTTTCAATAATAAATCATTCAAACACATCAAGGAATCAGCTTTTATCGCTTCTCTCAGCTTGGGTGAAGAACGTGGAGAAGCTCCTGATATGCGTGGTACTGGTTTGCGTAATTCCCACCTTCTCGCTGTTGCTCCTAATGCTAGCAGCAGTATTATATGTGGTGGAACAAGTCCTAGTATCGAGCCATCAAGGGCTAACGT